GAACGAGATTCAGCGTGTGCTTCTGTGCGTCATCACCGAGATAGACTGCTATACGAATTGTGTTTCCGACGTTCGCAGCACCTTCCGGCAGGGTGATTATCGCAGCCACCTTATCGCCTTCAACGGTGTTCTGGTCGTTAAGCACAAACGTATTGACACGATCTGGGATCGTGTATGCGGTGTACGTGGACGTGACATTGGATACAGTCATGATATTCACACCATACAGGTCTTGAATAACCTTTTCCTGTCCGATTGCCTGCCAAACAGCACCGTCAGCGTCAACGTCAACACAGTGCAACATATATATTCCGTTTGAAACGGATGGTATCGTGACAGTGCTCGAAAGTTTAACGTCCAGAGTTCCTGGCGTTGCACCGTCAAGTGCAACAAAAACAGTCATAAAACGACCAAGATTGGATAAGCCAGTAGGAAGTGTCAGCGTAAGGGCTGTTTTGGCATTTGTAATGTCAACAACAGCACATCCATACATATCCGGTACTGTCGCTGCGCCAGCGGTGAAATCTCCAACAGCATCGTAAGTGATTTTACCAAGTCCGACGTTGTTACGCGCAAGCGGCTTCCATACACCTGTACCGGTACAATGGAACGTATACTGCCCGTTCAGCACGCCGGAAAGCGTAACGCCACCACCACATACAACAGCAAGTGTTCCGGGGTTTGCGCCATCAAGAGCCACCGTCAATGTAAGCACATCGCCAAGATTGTTCGCACCCGTAGGAAGCGTCAACGTCAAGGCGGTGTTGGCATTTGTGATGTCAACTGTAACGCCGCGCACCTCATTTGCAACTGTTGCGGCACCATTTGTGAAGTCGGTAACGGCATCATAAACAGCGGATGCCACGGGAACAACACCTGCAAGTGCTGCATCATAGGCAGTAAACTTCGCTGCCGTCAATGTGGTTCCGCCAACTTTTGTGCCATCAGCAAGTTGTGGGGCAGCACCACGGGACAGCGTGACACCATAGTCAGCGGATAGTTTTTGTTTTGAAAGAGGAATAGCCATGACTCATACCTCCTTACGTGCTGAGTTCGGCAACGACCAGCCAGAACTGACCGGCGATACACTCGAACACGGCAAAGTCTGCGTTGGTATTGATGCCGGTATATGTTTTCGTTGCGCCTGCATAGTCTTTCATTGCGGAACCGTCCGCGACGGATACGGTAACGCTGCCGGCTTCCTGGCCTGGCTTGCTCACAGTGACCAAACACTTCATGCCTGGGCATGTTGCTGGTACGGGCAGTTTCACAGTCCTCGCCACTGCTGCGGTCGGTACAACAACAAGGACGTTCGTGTCATACGGGGTCAGCGTTGTGTCGCCGGTCGTGTCGTTGACAGTCAGTAGTGCAGGAAACTTTGGCGTTCCTACATTCGCCTCTCTTGCGGTTTCATAAGGCATCTCATACATCCTCCTGTGGATTAGTTAGGCCAGACCCAATCGGCTCCGTTCCGATACGGGACCGCCTGTCGCTGACCGATTGGCTTTCGATGTGGCGGTTGTGCCACCCTTTGCTCGTGCTGATGTGCCTGCTCCCGGAACCTTCTCTTTTGGGATATGGTCATGTTTCGTGCTCTCAATCTTGCGTGCAAGACCAATGTTTTTCTTGATAAATTCGTGCGTCTTGGACAGCATTGCATCTCGACCAATACCGGGGTTCTCACTGCGAACCTGATTCAACGCCCATAAAACCACGTCGCCACGTTCTTTCAATTCCGGGTAGTCATTGATAAGTTCGCGTGATGCTAAAACATTGAAAATCTCGTTCTGGATATTGCGCTGATTGCGCTTCTCATACAACGCAAGCATGTTGGTTACTGCGCCTACAAGCGATTCGTTCATGACGTTACTGAACGTCTGAGGATCGCGTAACGCCTGATTGAACGTGCTTTCGTCCAATTCAAAAAAGGATGCTGGCGGTTCAAGAGTTTGCGTTTGTGATTGAGGGGGGACCTCTTGAGGAAGTAAAGTGGTAGGTGTGACTTGACCGCCAGCAAGGCGTTTCAGCAAATTATCGTATGCTTCACGGGAAATGGTTATCTGTTCATCGCTTCCGCCATTGTCGGAGACCACTTGTTCCGTTCCATCCGCTCCAACGTTTTTCGCAGGAATGGCTTCTTGCGGAGTTTCAATTCCATCCGCTTGCGCTGTTTGCGAATCCATTTGCGGCTGCTCAATTGTCGCTGTTGCTCCTACTACCGGGTCCATTTAGAAAATCTCCATGCTTTGAAACATACGTTTCTATCAATTTAACCACATCAATTGTATCATGTTCTTTATTTGAACACAACTTTTTCTTGAAATACTCACACTCCTCTGTAATCTTTTTTGCCTTAGCCTGCCATAATGCGCCATCGTCCTTTGATTTATTGATTATATGCTGTATTATGAGTATATTTTCCAAATCAATAAACCACTCAAGGCGAGTGAGCGATGCCCGCGCTTCGGTTACGGCGATGAAATCGTTGGCGAGATAGCGCAGGGTATCTTCGTTTGTCGCTATTTCTTTGATCACCAACTGCAAGATTGCAGACCAAACAGGGCTTTTGAAAAATCGTTCTATCTCAACAGGGTCTGTTGATACTGGACCGGACTTCATGACTTCAAGCAAGTCGTGTTTATACATACCCTACCAATTCTCCGGCTGGAACCATGTTTCCAGCCTGTACCTGTTGCTGTACCTGTTCATCAGGCTGTACGCTGACTTGTGGACCGGCTATTGGCGTTGCACGTTCAAATTCTTCAACGTCTTCAAATCCTGATAGGCGTGCCCAATAAGTGAACAACCTGTTAATATCGTTATTTTTAGTTATCTCCATAACCGCATCTGGCGTGTTCATCAAGGTTTGGACTACCTGAGTAATTGCCTGTAGGTTCTCCATGCCCGGAAGCACTCCGCCCGGAGGGACTACCATGAACGGGAAGTCAAGGTCCATCGGGGAAACCTTAACGTTCTTGGTTCCCAAACCATACATATCCCATATTTTCTGCTGGTCACGTCCATGCGTCTCGACAATAACATCCTCGCCCATATACTGAACAGTATTATAGGCTTCCTGAACGCCCAAGTCGTACAGGAATTGCAGTCCAATGCGGTTTCCAAGATACTGCATCCGGGACGTACTTCCCCGTGCTGCAATGTCCATTCCACGTTCGGTTGGGCGTTCAGGCATCCCCTGCATGATTCCCTGTGTCAGATTTGTGGTGCCCGACAGTTCCTTGATTAACTGAGACATCATTCCAAAATCGCCAATATGCCCCTGTGTGACATCGCTCACCTGCAACTGCTTGATTAACGCTTCCAGTGGGGCCCGGTTGTAGTAGAACTGTTGACTCAGCCGAATCAGTTTGCCGGGACCTGGATTGATTACGTCTTCCCACTCGAATGCGTGCGGGTTTACAATCAGCATATCGTTGATCGTTTTTGCGACGTTGTCAAGGCGTGTGTTTAACAGCCAGCAGGCCGTATCTTCAAGCCCCTGCAACTGGAACAGTACACTTATAGGTATCTGGCAGTGCCCGTCATTCAATGGACAGGCTCCTATTACGGACGGCTTGTTGTGCATATAATTGCATTTATGCGCTTGTATAATTACCTTCCGTGCGCCGACCCGGAATCGCCACCGCTCTGGTTTTGTAGATTCACCTAATTTCCAGTCTCGTGGAATCAGGTCTACCTCAATAGTAAGAATATCTGTGCTGCCACGAGTTTTATCTGTGGCAAGCCTGTCATATCCTTGTCCGCCATGACGGGACCCGCGCTTGCTCAACTGGTAGTAATCGGTCATTTCATCATTGCCGTTACCCTGTTCAACATAGTGAAGTAGTGCCTTCATGTTGAACAGATATTCTTCCGGGTCATCCTCGCGCCTGGACAAGTCATATACACTTTCAATATCCCACCACCCAAAATACCTTGCCTTATCCAGTTCGTGATAATTGATGGCAGGGTCAATAAAAAATTTGTATCTGTCTATCGGGACGAGTTTATTCCCTTCCCAAAGGACTTTTTCGTCAAGCATACGAACAAGACTGCCAGACTTGTATCCTGCTGTATCTTTTAACAGCACCTCAAGCAGGTCGGTAACTTCTTCCTGTACGCCAGTCTTCCCAACATGCTTCCGCCATTCGAGTGTTGCAAATCCAGAGCCATATTTCAGACTGTCGCTTATTACTGTCTGAATATCCAATCCTGTTTTCCACATGATATGCTGCCATGTCAGTACCCGCTCAAGCAATGCTCCCTTCGCTACTGCTTCCACACTGCCAAGACCTCGAATTTTGTGAATAGGATGGTTTGTAAACATGCCACTGAAATAAGTCATCATGGTTTCATGGGCGGCGTACAGCATGGGGACCACAAGCCCAACAGGACGTTTGGAGTGTTTCCCTTCCAGAGAGGCTTCATACTCGTTCAGGTCAACATACGCTTCCATTGAGTTTTCGACTCGGTCCCATTCACTGCTGGCCTTGCGCTGGACATCCATGCCATTCTTGGCAATATCCTTCAAATATTCAACGAGTTCCTTAGACAACTTATGTCCCGGATGAAAGTCTATCCCGCCAGGATAATCGTAATCCAGTTTCATATTGTCTATGTTGCCAGCATATTTTCGCTTATCCATATCGTGCCCAGACTCGTGATTTCACGTCTCTGCCGAATCGGTCGTAATCCGGCAAACCAGATGAACCTAACTGATTCATTATAACAGGTTTTGACTGCGGATGAAAGAAAATATCCTGCAACTGCATCACCTGCGGGATATACCCAAGTGTGTCTAGTCCATCCCACTTCTTGTTTTTTGGGTAACTCAACATCGCGTGTTCGAGTCCACCACCTTTCAAACTTATTTCATGCCAGATATGTCCCTTTGGATGATACGGTCCAGGAGCATAGAACGGTAATGCCTGTGCTGCACGGGCACGTTTAATAGCATCCTTACCACTACCATAGTCTCCCCGTGGTGTGCTACCCCCCTCAATCCATAGCCAGTCAATCAACACTCCACGCTTGGACGCTGCGTTCTCGAATCTGCCACTTATCCATAGTTTCAAGCCCGTCTCTTCAACAACTACCTGACTGGTATTATATTCCTGACACATGGAAAATAGTTCTTCTTCAAGCATCTCTGGTGTCATCTGCTTGCACATGTGCGCACGTAACCAAATAATCGCACGGACCGGGTCTATCGCCCATGCGAGTATGGATGTATCGGCTGCTGTTGGACTCATTGTCCTCGACGGGTCCACAGTAATGAATCTGCGCACATACGGGTTCATATTTATATTGACATCTTGTTCCTGATAATATTGGAACCCGTCCTTTGTCCATGTGTGCTTTTTCTTCGCCTGTGGACTGCACAGATATTCCATCGCAAAAATGTCGGACATGCCCCTGTCGTGATATTCACGTTCCTTTTCGCGTATCTGTTCGTCGGACACAAGTTCTGGCACCAGTGAAAATAGTTTCTGGTCCCCATCATCGTCTTCTCTGTATTCGCCCTGTGGAAAGATGTGTCCGTACCAGTCCTTCGCCATGACTATTTCCATCATGTTCGACGCTTCGTGTTTGCATGTGTCCTGATGACGCATCAACCACGGAGGGATATCTCCGGGACGTATAATCCAGCCATCTCTGGTTTTTATTGGTTCGCTGCATTTGCTGAGGTTCCACCGATGCGTTTTAGGATCGGGATCAACATCCTGATGTGTAGGCTGGAACGCACCATAGTACCAAATTGCGTGTTTCATGCGCTGGTCAGGATCGTTCACAAGTTCGCGGTCCTCGCCGTCATCGGATGCTTGGAAGGTGGGTCGTTCCATTTTTCCTTCCAGACGGACCAAAGAGCCATTACACTGTTGTCCTTCACCCTTCGGCAACACGAACGCATACGGTTTACCTGAGATGGGATCCCCAACGAAGTAACACTTTTTGCTGAATGTTGCGTTGCTCCCGTTGTATGCCTGTGGCTTCAGGTTCCCAAATATCTCTCGGATCAGTTCGTTACCCAACAATTCCTGCTTGACATTGTCTGTCTGTGCTTCGGCATGGTCAAGAGTTCTGGAGGTAAACAAAATAAACGGCATCCGACGCAGACATAGCCCCTTAATCTGTAGTGCCCATAAAAACGTACTCTTCGCAAATCCACGATAACAGAGTCCATACGCTTTTGCGATGGTCTCGTCTTCAAACGTGTGCAGATATTCCTGTCTTTGCCATGTCCACGGCTGCTTGAAACTTTCATGTAGTATTGTATTACAAAAAAGATGTGTGCCTCCTGGCAGCATGAACTTATAGATCATCTCCACAATATCGGGAGTGTCAAAAGAAGGTATCAGAATGTCGCCGTTTGGCAAAAAGCGCACCAACGGCATATTATTCAGTTTGGCCACCATGGTGTTTTACGCAATTTAACTCTATCTCAGCAAATCGCTGTTCACATTCTTCACGGAAGTGGCTCAGTTTGTTTTTATAGTCGCGAAAATCCTCAATAAGCGACTTCAATTGCCATACTGTTACAGCCTGAAGCGACCCAAAACTGAGTACAGCAAATAGAACCAGAGATGACGGTACTTCAAATGTCATTATCATGATTCCCTTCCGTTCGGATACAGATTTTTCTCCATCTGTTCCTCGTACCTCTTTATTTCGCCGGTACTCAACTGGACGGTGCCCGTATATTCACACTTTTTTAGGTCGTAAACGCCGCCGGCAAGGTCAACAGCCACATCATATCCCTGTGCGAGAGCCTCCGACATCGTTCCACAGAACGATTTCCACGCATCTGCATTTTTAACCTTCACCCGGATAGCGTCCATGTCAGCATTTTTACCTAATTTCAGTGCTGGGGAACTTGCAAATGCGGATATTCGAGACATAATCGGGCCAAGTGCAGCCAATGCCGCTGTGGCAACGCCAAGCCAAACCTCTTCCGGGATGTCCCCGACGATTGCGGCGATCTGCGTCTTTATAATAGCGATGATAACACAGATTATCAAAGCCATTATTGCAGTGCCTTTCCACTGTTCTTTGGTTGTTCTGCTCTCAAGAGCCCTTGACAGACGCAGTCCCTCTTTTAATGCGGGCAAAAGTTTCGCGAGTTTCAACAGATTCATACTTCACCTCCCTTTGCATATTCATCACAATATCCAAATATGCCATTTTTAAGGCCGGCAGCGTTACGAACGTTTACTGAACATCGCACCGTTCTGCTTATAACCTGCCCTGACGAATCTGCTTTTACCTCATATTGCAGTGCCACACCGTCAGGGTTAAGTTCCAGCAACTCCATCAACTGTTGTTCTGTCATCACTCTTCTCCTTACCCCGAATACAATCCCAAAATAAGAACGCAGGTCCGGGATCAATCTTACGTTCCGGGGACACATCCTCGTGTCCAACCACCTCAAGTATACCATAATGTTTATGCAAAATAGAAGTAACACGGCGTAATGCACTTATCTGTTTCTCTGTATAACTCTGCCAGTATTCGTATTTGCATTTTGGGTTTTTGTGTTTTCCTCGGAATATCTCATTCTCCGGGATAACTGTTTTTGCCCAAGAGATATATTCTTTGTTGTCGTTCTTTGTCAGTGGACCCCAATTAACCAGTTCAATACCGATACTCCATTGGTTCAGTTCTCTGCGTCCCTTCCATGAACTGACTCCGGCGTGCCATGCTGCAACGTCCGTGTCGACCATCTGAGTAACCGCACCGTCCCTACCTATAACAAAATGTGCACTTACACCAGCATTCAGGAACGTGGAGATGGCACCCTCAGCGTTACCACCAGCAGTATAGTGGATTACAATAATGCTTGGCGTTATTTTCGCACCACGATTTTTTGTTGGGATGAATCGAATGTCTGGAATAATCATGTTCCCTCCTAAATCAAATTGCCTTGCTCAAGAATAAACAACCATTCGCTTACAATTTTGCGAACAATCGGCTGATAATCTTCGATTGTTGTTATATCTATATTTCCATTACTAATTTCTTCAAGCACAGAACGTGGCATTACATGTACATTCCCATCATCCGTTGGAATTGTGATATATGGACCATTCTCAGTGCCAACCGCTGCGACTTCTTCTCACGGGCAAACCGCTTCTTACGGTTCTCCCGGCATTGGTGCGATTTGTTGCTGGTCTCTGTTCCATATACGCTCCAACCGTAGCCTAAGATTGCCTGAATGATACTCATAACACATCCTCCGTTGGTTCGTCCGCGTTATCCGGGACATTTACGTCCACACCGGCCTCCAGCATCTTCGGCTCCGTCTTACCAGCGTCCAGTACGCCACGGAACCGGGTCAAACTCTCGGCGAGCAGCGACATATTCGTGCCGGTCTGGTCGCCGCCCTGTAACGCCATCAGGTCCTTGTAATGTTTCAAGTTCTTCTCGGCTGCGGCCATACGCTCTTTCGGGTCAACCTTCACGTCGTTCTGGATTTCGCCTAATACCTTGATAGCGTCCTCACAGTTCTTCCGGAGTAACCCAACCAAATCGCCCTTGCCTACCGTGTCAACCACGCGCTGTTCTATTTCGCTCATATACTCGAATGTCTCCCGTGCATGACTGCACTTTTTTATCAGGTGTTCCTTGAACCCGGTGATCCGGCATATCGCAGCAACACCAAATCCAAAATAAAATAATATCGCGACTATCTTATGCTTATGTCCAAACCATCTGTACCCTATCATCCGGTCCGGATGACGCGGTTTCATCTTACGCTTACGAGGTTTGAATGGACGTTTACGTAAGCCACCGCCCACAATTTCCGGTTCGTCACTCATAACTTCTCGTTTCTCCAGTACCAATTATATCACATCCATTTGACTTTTGCAACTATGTAGTGTATACTATATGTGTACTCAACAAAATACAGAAAGGAGAATCATGAATGAGTTGGCACTATTTGCAGGAGCCGGAGGAGGAATCCTCGGCGGAGTGTTGCTCGGATGGCGTACAGTGGCAGCCGTCGAAATTGAAGAGTACCCACGCGCAGTTTTGCTGCAACGGCAGGCTGACGGATGCTTACCTCGATTCCCTGTCTGGGACGACGTGCGCACATTCGACGGCAAACCCTGGCGTGGACGAGTTGACGTCATCACGGGTGGATTCCCTTGCCAGGACATTTCCGCCGCTGGAAAAGGCGCTGGAATATCAGGCGAACGAAGCGGCCTCTGGTCTGAGTTCGCAAGGATTATTGGCGAAGTACGACCACGATACGCATTTATTGAAAACAGCCCAATGCTCACTATTCGGGGACTCGACCGAGTCCTGTGCGACCTTGCCGCGCTGGGGTACGATGCGGAATGGTGTGTGCTGGGAGCGCACCATGTCGGTGCGCCACACAAAAGAGACCGAATATGGATACTTGCGAACTCCAGAATGTATTAAAGGGGGAACTATTTCCGAAGAGTCTTTGAATGAAATAGCGAATGGAAACTGGTTGCGTGATAATGGACAAAGAAAGCAGTTGAGGTTACAAGACCAAGTAAGGAATAGTGCTTTATGGCCTACACCACGCAGCGGTAAAACGACAAACGAGAATCTGGACTCTTGGCAGAAACGACATGATGCTGGCAAGGTTGCAACACCTCCGCTTGGACTTGCGGTAAAGATGTTCCCCACGCCGACCTGTGCTGACGGTGCGCAGGGTGCCGTACTAAACGATGACACAGACATATATTTCTTGAATAGCGGTATGCCGAGGAAGCGCAGTAAGCAGGGTATAGATGGAAGCGTTGGCTTGTCTCGATTTGTGGCTATTATGGATAAGCCTGATATGTGGCCAACTCCGACAGCGTCTGCAATGCCATGTGAGGGCACCCAGCGGATTATGCGCAAGAAATGGCTTGCCGGTGAAATGACGTTGGAAGAAGCGTCTGCCATTGCTGGGCGTGATGTGCGCAAGAAGCAGGGCAAGGTTGAGGCGATGTGGCCAACACCCAAAAAACGCGACTGGAAGGGCAAGTCACAGCGCGGCAACTACGGCAACACGACCGACTGTCTGCCGAACGCGGTATCAGGTCAACTTAATCCCGACTGGGTCGAACTGCTCATGGGCTGGCCTCTTGGCTGGACGGACATAACCAAGCCGTGCCACACCCCAATACCCGCGTGGCCTGCCGATTGGGAAGGCGACACGCCCAGGGTAACGCAGAAAACGCCGCACCGCGTGGAGCGACTGAAGGCAATAGGCAATGGACAGGTACCTGCTGTCGCTGCGTGCGCATGGGCAATACTACACAACCGTATAACTATAAGGAGACACTATGAACAACATCAACGCACAACGTAATAAACGGTACAATGACTTCTTCGAGAACGATATCAAAGATTTCGATATCACTACCACCGAAGCACTCGTCTGGTGTTGCGCGTTCGGACATACAAATTGGAATACGGGTACCTTCACATTATCCTATTCTCGTATAGCAAAACAATGCAACTGCGCTGAACTCACCGCAAAACGTGCACTCAAAACACTACACGATAAACAACTCATCAGACGGGTCAAGCAAGGCTCAGGAACCGCATCTTCCGTCTACGCACTACTCGATAACCAAGGAGAACTCATGCCGCAAACCGAGGGGGTACTCACAGGTGAGGATACTCACCAGTGATACGTAGGGTACTCATGGGTGAGTAGGGAGGGTACTCATGGGTGTCGTGTAGTGTAATCACCCATGACCACCATACAGTAAACTCAGGGGGAAACCCGCCTTGAAGGGCGGTTTTCCCAAGATTTTTAAGACAAAAAATGATAGGTTGCGGACATCGCGCGGCGTAACTGGTTGAAAACGATAACCTTATTTTAACAGATAGGATAGTGCGCTGTCGTAAGTGTAATAATTCGACTATCTTACAGAAAAATTTCTGAAAAATTTCG